TCTTTTCTGTGGGCGTTCATCGCTCATGGCGTTCTCCTTTTGGCCAGTTTTGTGTGGTAACTAAACTAAACCAGATGAGAACGCCTTTTTTCAAGGCCTAAATGTGCGAAAGATATTGTACGCTACCTAATTTTGAACGTAGTTCTTTCTTGTAAACAGCCTCTTTTCGGGGTACACTAAGCCTATTCTTAGTCAAAAATCCCTTTTGGAGCCCCATTCATGCCCACTTTGAAATGGATCAGTAAAGAAAAAGTCATAAGCCATCACTTCGACGTGCCTTTTCGTACGCTTGTACCCTCATATTCCTTCGGCGACGAGAAAGCCGCAAAAGATAATCTCATTATCCACGGGGACAATCTCGAGGCCCTAAAAGCCCTTCTACCTCAGTATGAAGACAAGGTAAAGCTCATGTAGGAGATAAATTATCTATACGGTTAATTAATCGTGTGACAACCTTTAAGAGTTATCGAAGATATTCTAACCAAAAAAATTACAGCCTATTCTTTATCTTTCAAAATGAAATACCTTAAACCTTTCTTTTCCTAATGTCATAAATTTCTTTTCAAAAAGACCTGCAAGTTTTTGATTAGCAGTTGCAAATATCACCTGTCGATTTTCAAGAATAATCATTTCCCGTAAATAATCAAGGAAGGATAAAATATTCAAATCATCTGTATAGGTAATTGGATCATCAAATAAAATAAGGTTTGGTCCATTCTTCAATTTCTTATTTAATGCTAAGAAAATTGAAAGCGCTAACGCACTTCGTTGCCCCGTACTTATTTTATTAATCTGCACCTCGGTATCATCTCTTTTTCTTAATAAAACCGAGTTCTTGTTAACATCAAATGTAACACAAGAAAATTCTTGTGGCGAATGTATATTGCGAAATATCTCTTGTATTTCTTTTTCATTGTCTTTGATAAATTCTGCTAAATACTTTGACTCGCTATGGTTCTCCAAAATATCGTTAATCACTTCCATTCCCTTTGAAATCCTTAAATATTCGGGCTCTAGTTGTTTCAACCGGCTTTCTGATTTTTGTATTAGCTGACGTGCTAGACTTAAGTCATGTTGACTAGAAATTGATTTACTCAAACATTCACATAAATTATGCAATTTGTCTATTCTCTGCTCAATATCTTGTAAATCATCATTATCAGATATTAGTAAGTATTTCGCCATTTCTTCAAAATAAACAAATCCCTTTTGAAGAAGTTCGCGTCTATATATCAATTCAGCTGCATATTCATTATAATTAATTCCTGGATACGTTTGAAAAATGAGCTCTCTCAAAGTATTAGTAAGTACTTCTTTATTTCTTTCTGCATTTCTGATTTCATCAGCAAGAGTATTTTTTTTACTTTCTACTTCAGTCAACTTCAATTGGTATTTGCCTATATTTTCATATTCAAACTCAAGATCAGGAAAAGCACTTTCAATATCTAGTTTTATTCTATTGAAATCGTTTTCGTATAGCTTCTTATCATCCATTACTTCTCGCAATTGTAATAACTTTGTTTTTTCTTTAATACTATCCGCTAATCTATTTCTTGCTGCACTAAACATTTCCTTAATATCAATTAGACTTACTTGTAAATACTCATTAATAGATAGATTTGACATACCAGATTCGATATATTGAACACACTTAATGATTTCCTCTTCCCTTTTTATTTCTTCCTTGATTTGAAAGAGGCTATCATCAAGTTTAACAAGTTCAACATTATCACCAACTGACTGCGCAATGTTTTGAATACGAGCAGATAAATCCTCAAAAGAAAACAATGAATTACATAATGGACATTTATCTGCATTTGTATTTAATGTTAAATACTGTTTTCCGTATGTTTTAATTTCCGATACAACCTGTTGAAGTTTATCTAAACCATTTTTCAAATTTTCAATTTTCTTTGATAGTTCATCTCGAACGATATTTAACTCTGCAAGCTTAGTAAAATGTTCGTTTTTAAAACATTCTAAAGTAATGTTTTCCACAAATATTTGCTGATTTGGTATTTTATCGAAATATCCCAAAGCTCGTGTTGTACTGGCTATAGAGACTGACAGCGAACTAAGTGTATCGTCAAGCTTCCATAAATCGAAACTTCTAATATCATCGAAAAATACTTGCGCAGAAACCAAAACTAGATGTTTTCGATTTACAGCATCAAATTCATTTTTCACTATACTCAATTTACTGTGAATATTTTCTATTTCCGTATTAATTCTATTACTTTCTTCACATATTTTATCCAGCTTCAACAAGCCATCTCTTAACCCGTTTAAGTTCATGACTTTCAAATCACCCAAGAGTTTTATTAAGGAATTGACAATACTTCGAGCTGTTTGATAATCGTTATTAAACTCGACAAGAGAATCATTATAATCTTGTGGGAATTCTGGTAACCAATGTATTTGCTTTGAATATGAAAGAACTGACATAAACACTTCTTCAGGCATATTACTTTTTTCTGTATTTTGTAAGGTTTCATTACCCCCTTTAATTCTTTCTTTCTCATCATCGATTTCTTTCTTCTTATTTCTTTGTTCTCTACTTAGCCTTTCTTGAAATCCTCTTATCCTGTCCTGCATTTGGTTGAATTCTGCACCAAGAGCAATTGAGGACAAATAGGTTGTTAAACTTTTCACATCAGAATTAAGCGACAAATTAAATGCTGCGTCAGAATCAAAAAAATTATACTTATTGAAAGAACGATAAAGTTGATTACCGCTTTTATATACACTGGAATACCATCCTTCATCTCTTGTTCTGTACTTAGCATTGTTTTCTGGAGTATATTGATCTGGTAATTGGTTATTATATAATGCTTCGACACAACCTTTTTTCTCTTCAAAAGAAGGATCCCTATTATTTTTACCAGCAATAATCAATTCTATAGATTCTAAAAACGAGGTTTTCCCAGTTCCATTAACTCCAGTAACCAAATTAACTTGACCTAAATTAAAGTTTCTTTGTAATGGATACTTTCTATACTCTGAGTTTAACTTTAATAATGAAATTTCATTGATTATAAAAGATTGATCTGTTTGTGTAGGATTTTTAATTAGTTCAACATCCTTTATTACCTCATTTGATAAAAACCTTTCTATTGCACGAGCATAAGAAACATCAGTATACACTTCATCGAGATCAACCTTTCTTAGCTTATCTTTCCAAATATTGACTATATCTGTATCAACCTTTTTCTCTGATGAGTAATAATCAAAGTAATCATTTAGTTCATCAGGTGTAAAAACAAACTTTCGTGTAAAACTACCGTTTTTTTCAATTCTTTTTTTATCAGCCTCGTTGTATGAATCTCGTAAAAAAACAAGATAATAATTCCATTGTAAGAACCCTGGATTTTCGTAATAGTCATTAGAAATGTATTTTTCTTGATAATCATTAATTTCCAGGGGAATATCTCCATTTCCAAAATCAATAAAATAGGTACCTAATTCAAGATTATTAATTTTGTATTTCCCTTTCAATAGATCAATATCTTCCTTAAAAGATATATCCATCAGTTTATTTGTGATAACTTTATTTACAATCTCTTTATTCATCTTGTACCTTCACAATTGAATTTTGATCAATGTTGGAATCATCACTGATACCAGGAGGAGAAGAATCATAGATTGATTTAATTTCACTCGCATTTTCCTTATACCATACTACGATTTTCTTCTTTGCCTGATCATCTCTATCAAAAATACTTTGTAATTGGGCGAAAACTTTTTGTGCAGTCGCATTATCATCTCTACCAATATATGCTACTGTTGCCAACCCTTTTTTATCATTAGTTACTAGGTTGTATTTATAATCACATGGATTGCATCCATCTATGTTAAACATAATTTCAGTACAGTTTCCTTTAAAGTATCTGATATTGTTAGGAAATTCTAAATTATGACTAACAATGTCGTTGAGACTCTCCATCAATTCTATATATTTTTTTCGAGTCTCTTTACTTGACTCATCATATACATATGTAAGCCTTTTAACATTCTCATCCTCATCCTGGACAAATGATTCAAGCCTATCTATTCTGTACCATCTTTTATCATCACCTTTAGCACATACTTTTCCACAAGAAATATTTACTAGCCTTTCTTTATCAATAAAACTTATTGCGCTATTTTGTAACGCCTGATTATTACAATTCAGACTTTGTAAGAAATTAACAAATCCATCATCTGTTTCATCTCTTTCAACGAAAATATTTTCATTAATATTCCATATAAATAATTTCTTAACTTCAGGTCCAGTTCTTCTTACCATTGCTTTTTCTACACCAGCAGAAGAAGGTTTTTGATGTAGAATTTCAAATACTTCAACAAATGGATTTAAATAATAGCCATGTTCATTGGATTTTCTATTTAAGTAGTACAAGCCTTTTTTATGATTGGCAGTGAATAATTTGTCATCATCGTATTTGATATCTGCGGTTTCAAAAATAATGGAAGATTTACTTAATACTATATATGGGTCCGTACTCCCTGAAAAAAGGGTTTCCCCTCCCCAATTTAAAGAGATCACATCTTTATTTGGGTACTTCAGTATTTTTTTTCGGAATAATTTAAAAATACGATTTTCTGGTTTAGGGTTCATTTGGGGGTTTAAAATTATATATGGATTTTCATCCCATCGATTGTCTAATTGATTTTTAAATTGTTCAGTTATTGAAAACATCTCAACTTCGGAACATATACATGTGAACAGATAAATCGAAGAGACACTATTTCTAAGAACATATAATTCTTTTCCTGGTATATATTTATCCCTTTCAATAGGAGTAGTCCACACTCCCATATGTTGAGTTTTAAATTGCACAAGTACAACTAATTTTTCAACATCTCCCACATTGGCCCTAAAAATGTAACAGAGAGGGTCAAGTAGAACACCTCCACCCTGATTGAGCACACCTTCATCAAAATAGATCAGAACATTGTCACTTGTATTAGTTTTTTGAAATGTCTTAATTTCCTCTGGTTTTATAGATTCACAACATACCACCCAGAGTTTTGAATTATTTGGCCACTTAGTATCATCTTGGATAATATCTATAATTGAATTCCAAGGACATGAATATTCAGGAGTAAGTGCAAGTGAAACATTTTCTAATTTGGCAAGTTCAATAAACTCTGTAAACTTCACTGAACAGTCGGTACTGTTCCCAAATTTATCTCCATGTGTACTGAATGTTCCTTTATGCTGAAATAACAACATCGAATAATTATTTGCATCTTTTTGCAGAACTTCTAAGTCTAAGCTTATGTGTTTAATTAAGTTATCAATAAATCTCAATACCATTTGAAAAATCCTAAAATAAGTAATTCTTTACGTACACTTAACATTGACTGAGTCTGTACAGTTTAGAATTTCTAGTAAAAATAGTAAAACATTCAGCAGAGTCGTTTTGTACAATATGTTATTTTAACAATTATACCATACCTTAATGAAAATCGAGTTTTTTTCACAAACTAAAAACTACTTTATGATGTGAAGCTTCAACACAATGGTTTTTTCCATTTTTTTTACATGATAATGATGTGTTATAGAGTTTGCTGTCTGACAAACTATCCGAATACCTGCTAAATATCGCCAACACAAACTAATATTGGCATAGTTAATTGAAATTTTTAACATATAAATAATACTCTTCACAATCCTGTCCTTCTCCGTATACTCCCCCTCCTCAATCTCCACAAGCGCATACGGCAAAGGGGTTCCTGGCGGCAGGTTCTCTTCTAGGCCGACATACCGGAAGGGCGGCAGGCGGATACTGTCTTCCGACTGTTCCTCAAGCTCCAGAAGGACCTTTGGGAGGTCGTTTATCAGGATATCCGTGATCTCTTTCAGGATGCGCTCTTCCGGTATGTCTATCATCAGAGGTACAGCCTCCTGTATACGTTGATATCCTTGAGTCGGTCGGCCTTCTTCTCGTCCTCTTCGGTCTTCGAGGCAAAACCTTCAAGTCGGTCGCGCATCAGGTCGAGGATACAAGCCTGAATCAGGGCGGGTATTTCCGGGAGTTCATACCCGTACCGGTAGGTATAGCGGATCATCCGGTCGTTTTCCACTTGAATCCGATAGGACCGGTTGGTATGGGCATCGGGACGAGAAATGGCCCGGATTGCGCTTCCGGGAATCAGTTCCAGGTGCCTTCCAGTGCGGTCGTCCACTATCTCGATGAACTCCCGGACCGGGTACTGTTCCGGGACGAACTCGCCAAGAGTGGTCTGTTGCCGCTCGGTAAGCGTGTCGGTCAACAAGTTGCGGTCGAGGAACAGGCTGATTTCCTCCGAAACAGCGCTCAGGAACAGGCGATTCCGCTTTTCGTCCCTCGCGTCGAGACCCAGTAGTTCCGAAACTACCTCAAAATCCATCAAATCCTGCATACACCCTCCGTATCAAAAAGGGGATGAGTCCGTATGGCCCTCATCCCCTCCAAAAAAACTGAATTCCTGAATTGTCTTGTTGAATACCTGAATTCAACCGCCTGAATTCCTGAATTCAGGCGGAGAACCTGAATTTCTACACCCCGATAAAGGCGATCATCCCTCCTTCGATCTGTTCATTTCCGTCGGTGTTCTCGAGGTGAAGGATCACCGGCCATCCGAGTTCCTTTCCGGCTACTACGCCCGGGCAAGGACTTTCGAGGGTCGTCCTGTTTGAGGCGGTAAGAGGAAAGACGCTCGTATTGGCGGTCGTCTCGTCGCCGAGAAGGTAGAGTATGGCCGACTGTACGGCCTCCACCTGATCAGCGAGCGTGATCGCGGAGCCGGTTTGGGCGGTTATCTCGGATCGAAGGGTTTCGCCGCCTGCATAGCGGATGATAACCTGCCGCCCGGAGAGTCCCGCCGCTATACCCGGAATCGTCAGTACCGCGCCTTTTGTGGCAAGACTGAACCGGTAGATCGCCTCGGTCTGAAGCACAATGAGGTTCCCGCCGCCCGCGCCCGCGCGGAGGCGGATAGCTGGAATCGTTACTCGCTGGTCAGTCGCCGGGATCACCGGATAGGAGATCGCCGTGCCCGCTGCAGCCTTGCGGGAAGGGATAGTGCTTACTTTCAGGAGGTTTGCGTTATATCCCATCCTTACGCCCCCGTCTTCAGGGTAACCATGTTGCCCTTCGCCCGCGTCACGAGGAAGCCGTCGCGCTTGCGGAACCGGAGGAAGAGCTCGCCGTACTCGAGCGCCTCGGTCGTTGCATCGAAACGCTTGATCTCGACGCCCTTCCGGTTACCGTGAATGATCCGCTTCGGGTTCATGAAAATCGCGAAGGCCTGATTCGTCCCGATGTCGCCCATCTGAGGGAGGATATGGCTTTCCGTGTAGGCGTAGCCATCCACGGTGCCGGGCTTCCCGTCCATCGGGCCGCGCCAGATCGGGCGTCCGTTCGCGTCGACAATCCCGGTCACATGCGCGAGGACGGACTCGTGGAAGAACCACCGGCAGTCCTTCCGTTCCTCGGCGGGTACCATGAGGACCGCCTCGCGGAGATCCTTGTAGGTGAGCGCCGTGGCGGCTGCCCCGCCGATCGTCTTTGTCTTGATGTCCACCGCGTTGAAGGCGCCCGTGAAGGGAGCCGCGTTCGCGAGGAGGCACTGCTTGTCAAACTCGAGGGCGTAGGTCTCGGTGAACTCGTCCATGAACATACTGCCGAGGTCGACATAGACGTCCTCCTCGAACTCGTCAAACCACGGGATGAATCCTGCGAGGGTATAGGCCTTGAGCTCGACGCGCGTCGCGCCCTGGGGCTTCGAACCGTCGATCTTCTGGCCGTAGGCGGTGAGCCACTTGAGCTCCACGCCGCCCCGCTCGCGCTGGGGAAGGAAGATACTCGGGCCCGTCATCGGGCGATGCTTGACGAGGTTCATCATCACCGACTGCTTTGCCGCGTCCTGCATGATCGCGGCCTCGTAGATCGGGTTGATGAGGTACTGCTCGTTCGTCGCCATGTTGCCCATCGGCTCGCCGAGGGCGGCCTTGCTGTTCGCGAGCTGGAAGCCCTTGTCTGCGGTCCAGTTGAAGTCCCGCGGGTTGTTCCAGTTGTCGCTCTTGAGGTTCGGGCTGCACTTGAGCTCGCCGAGTGTCTGGAGGTTACCCGTCCAGGCGGCGGCGATCGCCTTTCCGAGCTGGTAGCAGAGCTCGGTCCGGGTCAGCTCTTTCGGGTTTGAGGCTTCGCCTTTGAGGTTGAGTCGCATTTCCTTGAGCGTCCCCTTCAGGGCCTCAAGCTCTGTCGTCGCCTGCCCTTTCACCTCGGAAAGTGCCTTGCCAACCTCGTCGAGAATGCCTTCTTTCTCGGCGAAGTAATCGGCGGCGGCTTCCTCGTTCGTAAAGCCGGTTTTTTCCACGCGCTTCATGGTCTTCAGTTTATCCGTGAGGGTTTGAAGCATTACGTCTCCCATGTCATCCTCCGTTTCAGTTAATGATGGAAAGCGGCCAATGGCCGCCTTGCACTGAACGGGCGGTAGGGGCGCCGGTTCTATGTACATCTTTCGCCGTGGAGAATTTGGCATCGCCAAATTCTCCGAGCGAATCCGTTTGCAACGCAAACGGATTCGCCGGTACGTTGCATATCGAGAACTCGAGCAACTCCTGTTTCCTGATGATGAGGTCGCAGGACTCCTCAGGGTCCTTCTTGTGATCGATCCACTCGATTTCCTTCACGAGCATACCGACGCTTCCCGCGCGGATCACGCCAGCCTTCACGCGCTCGCCGATCGACCAGCCAAATTCGTCAATCTCCTTCGCGTTGAACTTGATGCGCCCTGAGAGCTTATCCGTTGCGGTCAGATTGTCGGCAAGCCCTATCGCCGGTATCGAATGGCAATGGGCCCAAAGAACGACGGGATTCTCCAGGTAACGATCAAGCTCCCATCCGGCGGGATCGACGCGCTCTTCGAAGCGGTCATTGTCGTAAGTCGAGAACACCCAGGGAAACCAATCACCGTCGGTGTCAGATTGCTTGGCGATGTATCCGGCCATCACGATCTCGACCGGCTCTTTCAGCTTTCCGCTATCGCTCGTTTGAAGCTTCAGAAAGTCGGCGAAGGACTTTCGATCAATAGTTTTATAACTGGCGGAGCTTTTGGTTCTATACAACATATTCGCAATCCCCTTTCCTTGAGCACGTATAGATGAATGCAAGGTGTACCAATTCGATGAACGAATGGGCGCCAATGCGATGCATGGTCCGCTTGCGCAGGTTGCCCACGCTTCCGATGGAGATCTTCATTTCTTCGGCGATCTCCTTCACCGACAATCCCTTCATCGTAAGATTAAGACATTCGGTTTCTCTGGCGGGTAATCTCATGCGAATCTCGGGTGAATTAAGGTTTGAGTCATTGAAGGCTTCGCGCACGTTCGGCGGGTAGTACTTGAGATTGTTCTCGACGGCGTCCTGGAGTTTCCTGAACTCATTCGAGTCGTCGACGTTCGCGAAAAGGATATCGACGCCGCTCCGGATCAGGTACATGCCGATGTAGTTGCTCATTGAATGCATGGCAAGGACCACGATCTGGACCCGCGGCCGCATATTCCGGATCCGCCCGATAATCGTGTCACATTCAAAACCGAGATACGAGGCGCTTATGAACAGGGAATCGATCATGTCCGTATACCCGGCCAGATCGTCTATTGTCTTACAACTGTCAAAGCTTTCAACGCGATACAGCTGCTTCACTAACGGTGCAAAGATCAATTTTGTTCTCTCGCTGAAACCAACAATCACAACCTTCTGTATTCTCATGTCAGGTTCCTTATGGTTCCGAATTAGTGCTATCGACGGGAACGACGTTCCCCGGACGATACCAGGTATTGCCCCAACTTTTCCGAGGTTTTCCTCGTTCGGCGAGGACGTCATTAATTGTCTTTAGGCCGGCATTGATTTCCGCAATGTCGCGTTTCGACTGTTCGTCCTCGCTGCGTTGCAATTCAGGTATGCAAGAAAGATCGAATTTTCCGCGCTCATTGAGCGCAAAACGTCTGAAGAATTGCGTTTCCACTACCATCTCGAAGTTCTTGAGTACAGGAATCAGTGTGTATTTCCAGAACGCCGCGTGCTGGTTTTCGGTGTCGGTTCCCGAAAGGTTTGCCTTAATGTCCTGGATGTTCGCCACCCGTGGAGGGATACCGTACTTCGCCAGAATCGTATAAAGATTCCAGCGCTTCAGGTCGAAGAGTTTAAGAACGTCAGGTGAAAAGGTAAGCGGCTTGAATTCAGTCCCCTTCCCGATCACCGCGATCTTTCGATTCTTCGAGTCCTTGCCGTACTTCCGCTCCCACCGGGCTTCTATCAGATCGGCCTCTTCCTCCCGGATAAGCTGATCGGTCTTGAGTATTCCCTGTGGAATCGCGTTATGCTTAAGAAGGTCTGTGTTTGATCGGTTTGCCCATGAGTCCTGATCAAGTTCATACTTGAGGGAGACGAGCGGGGAAATGCCCCGCCAGGGATTCCATGGATTCCAGTCGCGGAAATGAATCACTTCGTCAGGCAAGATCGGGACGATGTCAGTGTCGCTCGAGTAGAACCACCGACAAACTTGCCCGTCTTCGATGCGCATGGTTACGCGACGGGGATTCAAGATATGAATCGCGTCGGGTAAGCCGCCCGCATACTCGTTCCCGAAATACCAAAAGGCCTCGCCTTCGAGAGACCACCACGCGCCCGTTTCCTTCCAGAGATCGAATCCGCTCAAACGCGGATTAGGCTCGCTGAAGAGGCGCACTACGGGCCCGTCAACCAAAGGTTTTCCGTCTTTCAAGATGGTAAACTCGGTTCTGCCGATATTTCGCATAAGAATGCCGATCGCGATATTGACCCATGCGTGGGTCAAATAATAATCATGATATCCGGGTCCTTGCATTGCCTCGGAAAAGGGATCGTCATCTCCTCTTTGGGCCGCAACAGAAAAACCTTCGAGCGCTTTTCGTATCCCGGATAGAAAGGTGCTAACGCGCATCAGGCTCGATACTCCTTCTGTGTACCGTGTCCGACGCGGTTTGTCGAGAATTGGTAGGCTCCTCCTGTAGGGTGGTTTATTATATTTTTAATTGTTTTCTCCTTTTCTTGTCGTCATTTTCTACGCAAGTATTACGGCTTATTTACACGCATCACACGCACACAACACCGTATTGAACATGGCTGAAAATCGCATACCGCATCGCGTCCATGTAATGGTCATTTACCTTGACGATCTGATTTGACTCGTCACGCGCGTAATCGCTGATCTCGAGCAGGACGCCGGTACAGGCGGCGCTCACGAAGAACTTTCCCCGTTCCATCAACGCGCTTATGTAATCGATTCCCGGCTCGACGGAGTTGTTCGCCTTCACGCCGCCGGTTATCTCTTGAATCCTCTCCCCGCCCGCCGGATCGCAGAAATTGGGAAAAACACCCGCCGTTCCGTCAGGGTTCCGGTACCAACCCAGCTCGATCAATTCCTCGTTGAAGGTCCTCGTCGGTACGTTGTATGCCCCGTGATCGGCGATTAAATACACCGTGTCGCCGATCCAGCCCACCTTCACGTTCGTTATGTTTAGCCCGAAGTCCTGTCCCGCAGTCACGAAATCATATCTATCAGGCATATCCTCTACGCTGAGGATCATGTCCTCGGTAAACTTCTCGTAGACGACGCCTTCCGCTTTTACCCAGAGCCCGTCCCTGAATCGAGCCTTCTGTTTCTCCGGCATCGTATCGAGGATGTCCTCGATGTAGTCGGAAGCCAAATGCTCCGCGTTGTCCTGCGGGTTCAAGAGCATCGACGCGTACAGTTCCGGCTTCGGAAGCGGGGTATCCGTTCTCGGTTCGATCTTCCTGATGAACACCTTGTACGCCCAGTGCATCGGGCTTGCCGGATTGCAGTCGTACAGGAAAAGATTCCTGCATCCCGGAACGTTCATCGCAAGACGGCTGTACGCGACGTTCACCGCCGCGTAGGAAATCTGGCTCACCTCGTTGAAGTAGATCGTGTTGTACTCATGTCCCAGAATCTTGTCGACTTGTTCCTTGTCTCCGAGCCCGCCAATCCATATTTCCGATCCGTTCCAGAGCTTGATGTAATTATCGTGAACGACGTACGTGAAACGGTTCTTTCCGACGATCTTCTCAAGCCAGGGAATGAGTGTCTCGTGCAATACGGAGCTTCGCGCGTCCTTCGTCCGCAGGCGGCAAATCAAGTGCCGGGAAACTGAGTACCGCACCGCGCGGTAGATGATGACGATCACGAGGATCGTCGTCTTGCCGCTGCGCGATCCCCCGAAGAGGAGGATGTGCTTCGCGCCCGCTTTCAGGAGTCGAAGCGCCGCGCGCTGAACCCGCGTAGGCCGGAAAACGGACTCAAGTAGCGCGATCATCACAGCCCTTCAAAGTCATTCACGAAATTGATCTCGAGCTGTCCGGTAAAATCCTTGCCATCGTCCCCGTCGCCTGCCTCATTCTTTCCGAACAAGGCGCGCTCTATGTCGATCGAATTCTTGAGCCAATCCATCACGTTGACCTGGCTCAGTTCCTCGGGGTCGAACTTCTCGAGCCGCTTCTCGACGATGCTCAAAACCTTCTCGGTAATGCGCTGGTACATCTTCTCGCGCTCGGCGAATTCCCGTTCCCGTTCGGCGCGCTTCAGTCCGTCGAGGTACGTGTCGTACGCGCCGCAGCGCTTCACCCAGTCGAACTTCGCAGACCACTTGCACCACACCCCGTAGCGGGAAGAAGGAATCCCGTTGAGCGCGAGCGCCTTCAGGATTCCCCGGTCCCGTCCATGATCCCGATAAAGGCAGAACGCGTTCCATGCCGCGTTCGTCTCATCATCCTGTCTCTCCCACACCTCGGAAATGAATCACCTCCCCTCGCGTCCTACCGCGCCGTTTTTTTGCTTTCCCCGGAAAGTTCCAAGGTGCAGAGGCCCCGAATAATCCTGACGGCGTTGTCGTATTCGCTCGCCCATTCATCGTTACCGGTTTCGGCCGCATGCGTCTTTCGCTTCTCGAGAAAGGCAACCGCCTTACTGATACTCTCGAGCGTCAGATACGGTTTCTTCATGATTCCGCTACCTCCCCGCCTGTGGCCTCAAGCGTCCCTACTCGCCAAAGCCGCAAACTGTTCAGCCGTTTATCGAGATCAATGTACCGGTGATTGATTACCCTGAAATGGTCTATTTTTTCGACAATCGAACGCTACTTGTCGAAATAAACGCAAATCACACGCATTGCGTTGAGCTTGCCCGCCTGCATTTTTCTCCCGGGGGAGGTCCGGATTATGCGGCCAGTGCCGGAACCCCGCAAGGCCAAGGCAAGCGTCCCTTCGCTTCGCTACGGGCCGGCCTTGCGTGAACCCGGCACTGGCCAGGAGTTTTTTTCGTCCCCCGGAAGAAAAATAAAGGGCGCGGTCCGCGTTTTTTATTTAATACCTTCATGTCTTTGCAACTTTGAAATCTCGCTTCGGACCAAAGGAGTTTTTTATGAGTGATCTTGCGTTAGTCGAAATTGAGCGCGTCGAAACTTACGAGCGCGAGGAAAGCAGGTTTGAGCAAAAAAGTTCAAAGGCGTTGTACTGGCCGGAAGACTTATTCCTGTTCCCGCGCGTGCTCGAGGATTGGGGCGTCACCACTATCGACGTATCACAGACTGCTAGCCAGCTTGGCATACAAATCCCGGTGCACATCTCAAGCGGTCTTTATCACAAGTGGATAGCGAACGGCATCAGGAATCCGGTCAAAAACGTCGAAACGCTTTGTCACGCGTTTCTCTACGCGGTTGACTGCGATCAGAAAGATTCCTGCGTTCTGGATTTCACCGTTCCGGGTAACGGTACGCCGCCATACAAGGCATCGGCGATGATTCACGGATTCAGGGTCAAGGTCATAAACCTTTCCTGGGAGCCATAGACAAAAACGGCCGGGATTTGATCCCGGCCGTTCTGCCTAACCCTCATGATACTTGATCGACACGCAGTCCCGTTTCTCGACTGATACCGGGACTCCTTCGTGCATCCTGATCTCGATCCCGAAAGAACCGAATCGCTTTTCCTTGAGCTGCGCGTCGATCCATGAAAGAACCTCGGCGCGGACCTGCTCGGGCGTCATTGGCATGCAAGCCCCGCTTCCGAGCGATCGCCTTTGTTCAACGTATTCGCGTTCAGGAAAAGCTCGACGTCACTCCGTTTGAACAAAACCTTCCGCCCGACGACGACGCTCGGGATCTTCCCTTGCTTGCGCCAGCGGTATACGGTAAGCCGCTTGCAATGCATCAGCGTCATGAACTCGCGCATATCCATCATCCGATTACATTCATTCCTTTCATCGATCAACAAGTACCTCCTTGATCCGTCATGAATCAGAAAGTACCAGAGCATTTCAGAGAACGAATGGTCTACTTTTTCGACAGGATGAAATGTCTTGTCGAAAAAAGACGACAGGGTATACATGATTCACATCAGAAACGCATCACGCACCCTTTTCTTTTTTCATGTCTTCCAGTTTCTTTTTAGCGTCGGCGAAATCAATGACCTGGCCGGCATGGCTATAGCGCGCCATCATCTCGGGCGTTTTGTGTCCGGCAAGGTTCATGATCACCAGATCCGAAAGCCCTGACATTCTCCCGAGCGTTACGAAACAATGTCGAAGACTATGAAACACGATATTCCGTTCCTTCTGTTCCGCGGTCGGTATTCCAATCGCCCGGAGAGTGATCGAAAGCGAGCGCTCGAAGTAATGAGAGTCGCGCGGTTCCATCCGGTTACCAACGCGGACAAAAACATAATCGCTTGCATCAGACCAGTGCGCGTAATTTTTCTTGACCGCTTGCAAGGCGTCAGATAACGAATCGACGAGGGGAACCTTCCGGAAACTTCCGGCCTTCGGTTCCTTCAAGCCATCATAGACCGTATAGTTGTGGCGAATGTCGATAATGCCTTTTTCAAAATCAATATCTCCCCATTGCAAGCCGCGGACTTCCCCGAGGCGCATGCCGCAGAGACAGCCAAGCATGACGGCCAACGTCCTGAACGGATCATCGGCTTCAAGTTGAATAACGTTCGTCACTTCTTTCGGCGTAAGTATCCCGCGTTCCTTCGGGACGTGATGGGCTTTCTTAACGCGGGCGCACGGATTCGAATCCAAGTCCTCGCGCTCATACGCCCAACGAATAGCCGCGCGCATTGATTCAAAAACGGTATTGATGCGTTTTCCCGAAAGACCTTGCTCCGAAGCCCACAACATCCAATCGCGGATCATCGCCGTCGTTACATCCTGAACGGGAATAGTCGCGAGGGCGTTATATGGCGCGATATATTTTTGAACGGCTTCACGCGCGATTTTCACGTAGCCGCCGGAAAGAGGTTTGCCGTATCGAAGCACATGCTCTTTGGCGTATTTGCTGTCCATGCGCCAGAAGTCGAGAAGGAAGTCAATGAAAAGCGTATCGCTCACGCCTTTCGAGAATTTAATACTCCCGAGCATTTCGCGGGCAGCCCGTTCCGCCTCCGCGTGGCGTTCGCGCTTGCCTTCAACCGGGACTTTAGTCGAGCGCGCGACAGAGTAACGCCCTTCGGACTCATTCCAGAATCGGGCATACCACATTAAACCGCTTGATGATTTGTGCTTGAAAAGCGTGAAAGGGAGGTGTGATTTCGGGCGCATAATCCATCCTTTTTCACGAGTATCACTTTTCAGTATCACTCGTGCATTTTAGGTGATTATGTCGCCCGATTTCAGGTAGACAATTCTTTGTACGGGAATAACTTAGATTCAGTACTTTGCTATTAGCGGCAATAGGGCTTGAACTTGCCCA